TATGAAATTTTCTAATTATTAAATATTTCATTTTATTCCTACCTCCTTTCTTGCTTTATTGATTGCGTCTTGAAATTCAGACAAAGATTTATATTTATTTTTTCCTCCTCGTCCATAAGCATGATCTTGATCGACCTCAATAGATTTTAATTTAACTCTATTATAATGACCACCATGATTATAATTATCTTCAAATTTAAAAGTATATAAATATTCAATATCATAAGGAGGTTCATTATCTATTCTATAAGAACCATCTTGATCTAACAATTTTTTAGTAAAATCTGCGATATTAAAATTACCATTTTCTAAATCTGATTTTTTTGCTTTACCACCAAAACCATAATTCATATTTTTTTCACTAAACTCAAATTTTGAGTTTAATAAATCATCGTGTAAGTCTTGTCCTGCACCCTCCAAATATCCATCACAATGACGATAAAGTAAAATTTCAGTTTTACCATTTTTAATTAATATACTTGATCTTGTACTCATTTTTTATTCTCCTTTTTTGTTAGTTTATTTAAAATTGATTGCAAACAAGGAACAACAAATTTTCCATAAGTTTCTGCTCTATCTTGTTTATCTCTAGTTGCTAAATCTAAATCATCAGACAACCAATCAATTAAAAAGTCTTTTTCTTTTTTTGTTAGTTTCATATTTTCCTTTCTAAAAACAAGATATACAATACTCCTCATTTTGTCTAGATATCTCGTCTAATTTCATCATCTGTTTACATGATCTACAATACCCTTTTGGTGCGATTTCTTTAACATCTAGTTTCACACCTTTTGGGTCTATGTTCCATATCTTCTCGTAAATGTGATAATGAATTATTTTTTCAAGTTCCATTTCAGTTTCTTTTTTATCTGCATGGGTACACTCAAAATTTATTTTTATTTTTAGTCTCTTCATTATAATTGATACTCCATTTTTTCTGCATCACAATTATAAACCTCAACCAATTCTCTATCTTCAAGAACTGAATTATGGTGTTCATTCCAATCATCATGTTTTAAATTTGCTTTGTTATCTGCACTCTCATAATTTTGAGCATCAACATATTTGTAATAAAAATGGTGTACAGTTTCACAATATTTAACCATATATTTTTTTAATCTAGTTTTTCTTTTTTTCATTCTTTCTCCTTTTTATAAAGTTGGAATTATATCAGTTGTATTAGTTGAGATTGAACCTCCATCATTTCCCTCATCATCTTGCGTAGGTGTCAACCATATGCCATTACTTAAACGAATTTGAATTGGTCTACTATCCCAACCCATATCCTCTGCGTCTTCTTCAGACATATATTCTACTTTTACAATTTTTTGTCCAAGTAAAAATTTCTCAACTCTTCTAGTCCAATATTCAGTAAGTTCTTTATCAGACATTTTGTCTAAAGGTTTTTTTCCTTTGTATAGTGTTTCTTCTTTCATTATATTTTTTCCTTTCTATATAATTTATTTGCTTTTATTTTTTGTTGTTCATCAAGTTGTAATTTCTTTCCCAACTTTAATAATTGTTGTGCATATTCATATGGAAAATATTTATACTTTCCATAGTCGTCTTTATCTAAAGATTTAAGTTCTATTTTTATTAAATCTCTCAATATGCATTTCTCTTTTGTATTTAACCATTGTCTCATATTTTTTATTCTCCTTTTTTGATTTGTTTTTTATACACTATTGAAATCTAGAAACAAGGGATTATATGGGAATAAATAAGAAAGGAAAATATGACTAAAATTACACCTAAAAAGCAAGATTTAAGCAGAGTTATTATATGGAACAATGATGGATTAATTAATGCATATAAATATGAAAATAAAACATTGATGTTTTCTTCACAAATTGCAGATAAATTTTGTGAAGAGTGGAATAGAGTTGATTTTAATGAAAAAACTGATGGAGGAGTTCTTTCTGATGAAATTAATTTTAAACCTATTATTAAATTACTTAAAAAATAACAAATTAGGTCCACAACTAAAAATTGTATAAAAATAAAAATAAAAAATTTAATAATGCACAGGCGAACAGGCGAGTACAAGCGACCCCAGGTGACCCACAGCGACCCACAGCTTATAATCAGCTCTTTAGCAGCTTAAACCCAGCTCAATGACAGCTCAATACACAAGCGATTACAGGCGATTATTGACTTGTACGGAAAGTTACACTATAAAACAACTTATGGGAGTACCACGACAATTAACCGAAAGACAGATGAAGTTTGCAGAACTTTTGGTCTATAATGAAGGTAGGAAAAGTCCAGCTGAATGTGCGCTGGAAGCAGGCTACAAATCGAGACCAAGGCAGGCTGCAAGCGAGCTGCGAAATCCTAGAATATCTCCGTTGGTGGTGAAATACATTGGTGAATTAAGAGCAGAGGTTCAGGAAAAATATGGAATTAGTTTTGAAAAACATTTAGCAGAACTAGCAAAGCTGCGAGATGATTCAGCTAAAAAAGGAGCGTGGTCTGCTGCAATCAATGCTGAAGTAGCTAGAGGAAAAGCAGGTGGATTATATATAGATCAAAAGCTTGTTGTAACCGGTAACCTGGACAAGATGAGTGAAGAAGAGTTACAGGCGAAGATGCAACAGATTTTAGATGATCACAAAAATTTAATTAATATTACCCCAGAAAAAGAACAATTAAAATCAGTAGAAGAGTTAAACCCTGGTAATGATTCAGTTCAGAAATAACTCTGCTATATATTCTTCTTGGAAATTTTTTTATTAAGTTCGACCAACTTGTTTTTACTTGGTACATTTCCATAATTTACTCCTTGTGAGTTAGGTCCCTCCCTTGGTGGAAGTTGATCCCATTTTACATTGGGCATATTCTTTGTCAATGTAGGATTAAACTTTTTATTTTTCATTTATCTTTTCCATTTTAACTACACATCCCCTAGGAAATACATTTCTATCAGAAAACAATTCATCATTAACTTCATAACTTGCAAACGTTCTAACATTTTTATTATCTTTGTTTAATAAATATGCATGAGTAACCATAATCGATGGCATAAACCCTTCAGCTGTATGTAAATCTGCGTGCCCACTATCTCCCGTGATGTCCAGCCATGTAATTTTGTAGAAGTAATACCTCTTCTTTTTAATAACAACAGATTTATATTTGGATTTCTTCAGAGTTCTAGGCATAGGTATTTATACTATAAGAGAAATTTTTAGGCAAAAAAGTTTTTAAAAAAAACAAAAAAGTTCCCGCGCGCAGAGTGCAAACACAAGAATGTCAATGAAATCAATGCTTATTTGACCTTGCCAGAGCAAAAACATCAAAAAGCTAGTAATACCAACAAACTTGCCACTCCAAAATCTGCCTTGGCAGGGCTCGTGGCAGGCTATTATTCGCTAATACCAACACTTATAATCGATTTTTAGCCTCCTTGCCGCCTTGCCGCCTCTAAAATTTTTTTTTAAAAAAAATATTTTTGCTCCAGAATTCCTCTTACACGGCAGACGACTACATTAGAATGATTCTAATCTTTGTAGTTCCTCGTCCCGTGAGCAATTATCTTCTTAACACCATTCCCTTGCAGCTCTATTTTGGCGT